CATGCCAGTAGTTAAAGCAGTAAGAGAGCATAATCTATTAGTCACAAAACAACTAGATAATACCTTTGCTAGTTCAATGGTTGAGCAATTGCGAAAAGCTAAGTATTTTAGGTGGTTCGATAGTGGCGATATCTACTCTAATAAGCTACTTTCGGAAATCTACTGGATATGCTTAAAAACACCACATGTTAAACATTGGATACCTACGAAATCAAGGGAGCTATTCAATCAGAATACATGGGATAGACTCGAATCCCTACCTAATGTCACAGTTCGTTATTCTTCACCGTCTATAATCGGTACCTATGAAGAAAAGCATGGTAGTACTGTTAGTTCTGTTATAAAAAAGAGTACTAAAGACTTATTCTATTGTCCTGCTTCTAAACAAAAAGGCAAGTGTAACGATTGTCGAGCATGCTGGAATAAAAACTTGAAAGTGGTATCATATCTTAAACACTAACAAAAGGACTATAACATGAATGATTTAAACTTGAATAATCAAAATAAACTAGGAAAAATGGATAATCACTTGACAACAGCAGATATAATATGTAGTATAGTTTGTATGGTTCTATCAGGAATATTATTATTAATAGCTAAATAAAGGAATAACTATCATGGAATATTCAAACTTTGAAGATTATCTGGAAACTGAATACGAGCAAGTAGACAATAGCGAGTATTATCTATGTAACGGAGCCCACATCTGGCATATATCTAATGTTCAGGAAGAGTATTGGAGGTTAAGAAAAGTACCTTCCATAACTTTCAATCACTATGAGAAAATGATGTATAAATGTGGAGTTGACTTATAATGAGAAATGCCTCGAATTACCTTGACAAGCTTAAATCTGATCTACAGTCTAAAAAGTATATGATAGATCAATGGTATCACATGAGCGATGACTTTGTTTATTGGAAGAGACAGAAGGACCTAAGAGACGATATCAAACTAATAGAGTCTAAAATACTAAAAGCCTCTATAGGCTCCTTATAGGCCGATTCTAGGCCATCTTATTCTAAAGGGTAAGGTGGCTTAGGGTAGGCCATTAAATGAGCTTAGAAGTGCAATAAGAAGGTGAAAACTACCTTTAAATAATCACCCTAGAAGAAAGGATAGACTAACAGGATGCTAACAGCTAGAGAAAAGCAGATGATAGACCTAGCAGTACTAACAGCTATTGACAAAGTTAAGAAGGATAAGATATTACTATTAGAGTGGTTAGAGGCTCTAGAACTAAAGGAGACTAAAAAGAATGCCTAGTTTATTAGAAGTGTCATTGTGTATAATTATATTTTTATTATTAACTGCTACAGGGTTGACAGTACTATCAGCCTTTAGCAACTAACAGGGGAGCTAATAGAATGACAATTGCTAAAAGAGGTAAAATATCGTTTATAATGCCTGATAGTTGGACAGAAGAACAAGGTAATAACTTTGCTGATAAGATTATAGAGCAAGTAAAGCCTAAGATTATCAAACTAAAGGCTCCTGATAGCTATACCACAGGGAGTATAGTGCCTGATAAAGACCACAAGAGAGTAAAAGAGGAAGATAGATAATAATTATCTTTGTTTTCAAAGGTTTACCCTTAGATTTACTTAAGGTGTCACCTAGTACTAATAGAATCTAATAGTATCTATAGTACTTTAAGTATCTTTTAGTTCTATTAGTTATATTATTAATGTTATATCTATTGAACTATATAAACATACTTGTAGCTACTATTAGCTACTATCAATCTGATAGCTCTAGTAGTTCTAATAATACTAATAGCTATTACAAGATACTATCAATCTGATAGAATCTAATATTACTAATAAGCAGTAACCAGGGAGTTAAAATATTATTATGATTAATATCAACTATGTAAATGGCGATAGACATTCAAGAGTTTATAACGGTAGGCAGTTAGCTTCGGTTATGGGTCAGGATCCTATATGTTATTCTATGAGTAGCGATGATGAAAGGGGTGTAGGGGTAACACACTTTGAGTCACACTTTCAGAGTTCTAAAACAACTGAAGTAAAGTTATCTAACTCTTACAACTCTCAGGGTGAACCAGCTGATAGGGTTTATCCCTGTGTTACTACCTATAAAAAAGTACTTGACAGAATCAGAGGGTACGTGGTATAATTAGACAAGATGAAAAGAAAGGATAAAGCTAGATGACAGATGAAGAGAAGTTCCAAGCTATTGAAGATCTATTTGATGAATCTATCAGACCTGCATTAATGGCAGATGGTGGTAACATTGAACTAGATATAGTAAAGGGGCATGAAGTAGTTATCAGCTTTCAAGGTGCTTGTGGTAGTTGTCCCTCTTCTTCAGGAGGGACACTTAGGGGCATCGAGAGAGCATTAAGACAGGCTATAGATCCTGAGATTATAGTTATACCAACTAACGCTTACAGTAAACCACCAACATCTTGATATAACTACTATGGAAATTATAGCACCTCTTGTATTGACCATACAATTGCTAGTACCTCCAGCTTCTAAAGGAGTACATTGGGATATCTCCTTTAACCAAGTACAGATAACCTTTAGAAGTGGGGTACAGGCTAGCTATCAGAGTACTCAAGTGCCTTGTAATACTGAGGCACTTAAAGAAGGCTTTACACTCTACCGTACTAAAGGTACTGGTAGGCAATCGTGCTATCTAGTAGACACCAGTAGGCCTGTCATGGTTAGGTCTCCTTGGTTGTCTACTAGATCAAGGACTTATAATAATAACAGGTGAATAGTATACCTAATCACCGCATTAATGGGAGGTAAATTATGGAATTTGTATGGCTACAAGAAGTATCAGGATACTATCAGTATGCTTTAGGAAATATCAGTTGGTTACAAGAAGTTGCAGGTTCTTACTTATAATAATAATAATAATACTAAAGGAATAAAACACTATGATCATCACTCTTGAGAACTCAGAAAGCAAAGTAAGCATTGAACATGAATATCTAGATAACGATATGTGCCTAGACGAGGTATTCAATACTCTAGTAGAACCAGCACTATTAGGTATAGGATTTCAGAGGGGCTCTATCCTAGATGTCTGTGAAGAGTACCTCTTGGAAAACAGTATGGAGTTTATTTCAGATGAAGATGGTATGATAGAAGAGGAAGAAGAGGAAGAGGAAGGAGTTGAAAGTAAGATCAATAGTAAATGCTCTAACTATACTACTGGCTATGACAGAGGCTATCAGGCATGCAAGGCTGATAATTTAGAGGATCGTATTTTGGAAGAAAAAGCAAAGTAGTATGGCAGAACTTATAGACCGTCAACGGCTCCTAGAGGAAGAAATGATAACTCTAGGAGTCAAGCGATATAGGGAAGAGAATAGTAAAGCTAAAGAAGGTAACCATGAATCAACTACTCCACCGGGAATAGAACTTATAAGAAACTCAGTATCTAAAGTAGCTCAAGCTCTTGAAGATCTTATAAGTGATCATAACAAAGGTGTACCTAGCAAAATCCCTAAAGTGGCTATCAGACAGCTACAGGAGCTACCAGTAGACACCAGTAGCTTCTTAGCACTTAAGGGTACTATCAACTACCTGTCTTCTCCTATAAGGTTAATCAAGGTAGCAGAGCTAGTAGGTAACTTTCTAGAAGATGAGTCTAGATTCAGGTTCTTTAAAAGAGAGAACCCTGCACTGTTTGGTGTAGTATCTAGAGATCTAGCTAAGAAGACTACCAACTATAGAAAACAAAAGAATGTACTAGTCCATGCCAGTAACAAGGCTGACCTAGAGTGGGTTAACTGGACTAAAGATTCTAAAGTACGTATGGGCATCCTAATGGTTGAACTGATATGTACTCATACCAAACTATTCACTATTGATTTAGTATATAGTGGTAAGGGTAGATTCAAGAATGCCTACACACTGTTAGCTACTGAAGAAGCCACAGAATGGGTAGATAAAAAGAACTCTATCTGTGAGCTACTAAGTCCTATCAGAATGCCATGTATTGCTAGTCCTGTTAAATGGTCTAGCATATATGAAGGAGGGTATCACCAATACAACGGTGTACAGCTAGTTAAGACTGCTGACCTAGCCTATAAGAAAGAACTAGAAACTAAAGATCTATCTAAAGTATTTGATGCTGTTAATACAGTTCAAGAAACTGCTTGGAAGATTAATACTAACATATTTAAAGTAATGGATAGCCTATACAGCTCTCAAGCCTCAGTCAATGTTGTACCTGAGTTTCTAGAGAGAACCATGTCTATCCAGTATCCTAGAGAAGGAACACTAGATGAGAAGATTGCATGGAAGAGAGAAGCTACCTTTATCCACTCAGAGAATGCTAAAAGAAAAACTAAAAGAGTCCAGTTTAGTCAGCTCATGTGGATGGCTAGAAAGTTTGAACAAGAAGCTAGGTTCTACTTTCCACATACCATTGACTTTCGGGGTAGACTTTATGCAAGTACTGCGTTCCTCAACCCACAGGGCGAAGATAGTGCTAAAGGCCTCCTCACATTTGCAGACTCCAAGCCACTGGGAGACTCAGGACTCTCTTGGCTAGCTGTACATGGTGCTAATACCTTCGGGAACGATAAGGTATCACTAGAAGACAGATACCAATGGAGCCATGATAACCTAAAGGATATTGTCAGAACTGCTACAGATCCTTTAGACTACACATGGTGGATGGAAGCTGATAAACCTTGGCAGTTCCTAGCATTCTGCTTTGAATTTACAGCAGCTATGAGCTCTAAAGATCCTACAAAGTTTAGGTCCTCACTACCTGTCACTGTTGACGGTAGCTGTAATGGCCTACAACACTTTGCAGGTATGCTAAGAGATGAAGAAGGTGGCAAATCTGTCAACCTCACATATTCTGAGGTTCCATCAGACATATATGACCTTGTACGCACAGAGGTCGTGAGAAGGCTTCAGGAGGACGATAAAGATTCCCTTAGCTACCTATGGGACTATGGAAAAGATGTCAACAGATCGATGGTGAAGAGGCCTGTGATGACTACACCCTATGGTGTTTCCATGTATGGTATTAGACAACAGGTTAAAGAGGAGCTAGAGAAGCAGTTAGATAAGGGTGTAATCTTCAAGGAGCTGACAGCTAAAGGAGACTTATGGCCTGCTACAAAGTACCTAGCTACTCATATATATGAGAGTATAGGTGCTACTGTAGACTCTGCTAGGAAGGGCATGAAGTGGTTACAAGATACCTGTAAGGTTCTGTCATCTGAAGGTAAGTACATTACCTGGACATTACCTACAGGGTTCTTTGTTAAACAGAAGTATGTTAAAAGTAATATCAAGCTTATTAACACTGTACTCAATGGAAGGACTATCAATTTGTTTTCTAATAACTTCTTAGAGAACACCTTGAACAAGCAGAGACAGACTAACGGTATAGCTCCTAATTTTGTACACAGCTATGATGCCTGTCATTTAATGTTAACTGTGATAGAGGCTAAGAGACAACATGGAATTGAGAGTTTTAGTGTGGTTCATGACTCATTTGGTACACATGCTGCAGACATGGAAGTCTTGGCTGGTGTACTTAGAGGTACATTTAGAGACATATATTCAAAAGATGTCTTGGAAAATTTCAGAGAGGAAATACAAACCTTAACTGACAAAGAGTTACCAGAGACTCCAAGTTATGGTGACCTTAAAATTGAGGAGGTGTTAGATAGTGAGTTCTTTTTCAGTTGATATGAAAATAAAAGTACTAGATCATGGGTATGTTAGATTGGTAGATAGTATGGGTAGTGATACCAGCGTAGTTAATGCAGCTAGAGTCTCCTACAACGGTAAAGCTGGTGATAACCCTAAAGGAGATCAAAAGCTTATCAATTACCTTTGGAAGAACAAACATACTACACCATTTGAAGCTGTTACCATGACCTTTGAAGTTAAAGCACCTATCTTTGTGTTACGTCAATGGCATCGACACAGGACTTGGAGCTACAATGAACTATCAGCTCGCTATAAAGCATTGCCTGAAGAGTACTATGTTCCTGAGGAAAGTAAGATCACTGAACAATCTACTGATAATAAGCAGATGAGGACTGAGACTCAACACCCTCATGCTAAAGTTATTCAGGATCTTATGGACTATCAGAATGCTAAGGCTTTCAAACTATATAGGAGCATGTTAGAGGATGGGTGTCCTAGAGAATTAGCTAGGACTATACTACCGTTAGCTACTTATAGCCACATGTTTACTACTGTTAACCTCCTTAATCTTATGAAGTTCTGTACATTAAGATCTCATGAACACGCACAGCATGAGATTAGGGTTTACTCAGACGCTATGGTAGAGTTAGTAAAAACTATAGCACCTGTATGTATGAAAGCTTGGAGTAAAGAAAACACTTGACAGATCAATAGATGTAGTGGTATACTTAGACATATACTAAAGAAAAGGAGACACATGGATGTTTGCGAACAGTAACTTAAAGAATGTTTCATCTGGAATGATGAGAGTGGTTGATAGTATAGCAGACCTTTCAAAAGATGAGAAGGTAGCTGCTATATCTGCAGTGTTCAATTGTCTCTATAGAAATAAACTAACAGAGTCATATACACTACCAGATATAATGGGGATAGTAGATGAGATGAGGCATGAGTCTAAACGAATGAAAGTTCCAGAGTTTGGCGGAGCTGAACGCTACATTAAAGGAGAAATATAATAACATGGCAAAGAAAATTGATCGAGTATGGGATAACGATAAATATGTAACAGTACCAGCACCAGCATCTTGGCCTAAACTTAACAGCCCTGATACTCACTTCAATCCTCTGGGTGAATGGAGTGTGAAGATCCCTTTTGATAAAGATGATGAAAGACTAAAGGATATTCAACGGGCTACTGTCAGCCTCAACAAGTCTCAACCTGACTTTGATAAGGATAATGTGGCATACTTCTGGGGAACTCCTAAGAATGCTGATGGTGTTGAAGACCCTACGAAAGTAGAGTTATCCTTCAAGCGTAAGTGTACTAAGAAACAAGATGGTGAGCAAGTACCCAACGCTCCTCTAATCATTCGAGACTCTCAGGGTGAGATGTGGGATGGTAGACAGATTGGAGGTGGATCTACTCTACAGGTAGCCTTCACTCTCTTCCCTTACAAAGGCTTTGGAAAGTCTGGGGTGACAGCTCGTATGCACGAAGTACGAGTACTAGAGCTGGTTCAGGGAGCAGAAGGTGGTACTACAGAGTGGGGAGACTACAAAGGATCAGCTAAGTCTGAGCCTAAGGTAGCTCCAGTACTTGTAGCTGCTGGTGTGGACGATGACGATGACGAAGACTTCTAAGGAACAGTTGGCTAGAGGTATCAAAGAAGGGTATCGTTCAGGATTGGAAGAGGGGGTAGGCAAACAGCTTACCCTCTCAGGGTTAGACTGGACTTATGAATCTGAACGTATACCTTATATCGCTAAGCCTAAGACATATACACCTGACTTTATTATCAAGTCTAAGGATTCTAGTAAAGTGTATATAGAAACTAAAGGGAGATTTATAGGAGCTGATAGAGCTAAACATCTCCTGATAAAGAAGCAGCATCCTGAATTAGATATAAGATTCGTCTTTACTAATCCAAATCAGAAACTTAATAAGGGGAGCAAGACTAGCTATGCAGACTGGTGTATCAAGTATGGATTCTCCTATGCAAGAAAAGAAATCCCTGAGTCATGGATTAAACTCTTATCATGAACATGAAGACAGTGAATGTATTGGTCATGAGCCATGTCCCAAGTGTGGTTCTAAAGATAACTTAGGGAGGTATACAGATGGACACGGATATTGTTTTGGTTGTTCTCATCGTGAGCCTGCTGCTGACAGCAGTGGGGTTCTCATTGCTAAGTCTACACGCAGAGACAGTGGTAAAGCAGGTGATTATCAACCAATATCGGGAACGTTTAAAGAAGTTAAGAACAGAAATGTTACAGAAGAAACAGCAAGAAGATTCTCCTACAGTCACGGAGAGTACAAAGGAAAAAAGTGTCACATTGCGAACTTTAAAAGGGATGGACTCACGGTTGGTCAAAAGCTACGGTTCAAGGACAAGTCCTTCAAGACCTTCGGGGACTGTTCCTCGCTATGGGGTAAGCAGCTCTGGGGAAAAGGAAAGAAAATAGTTATAACAGAAGGAGAACTAGATGCTCTTAGTGTGGCGCAAGCTCAGAACTGCAAATGGCCTGTTGTCTCTCTCCCACATGGAGCGGCAAGTGCCAAGAAGATTATCAGCAAAGAGATTGAGTGGTTGCTGGGAAATTTTGATGAAATCATACTTATGTTTGATATGGATGGGCCGGGGCAGACCGCTGCAACAGAGAGCTCTGAACTCTTCCCACCCGGACGCTGCTTGGTGGCATGCCTACCTTGCAAGGACGCATCCGAAGTCCTTACTACTAAAGGAGGGAGCGTACTTGTTGACTCGATCTGGAAGGCCAAGGTATGTAGACCAGATGGTATTGTGGCTGGAGAAGATACGTGGGATTTAATCAAAGACAACACAACAAGCAAGGGTTTAATGTATCCTTGGAAAGGTTTAAATGACTTTACTCTTGGGGCTCGAAGGGGAGAGTTGGTTACGTTCTGTGCGGGAACAGGCGCAGGTAAGTCTACGGCAGTCAAGGAGATTGCTAGTTACTTCCATTCTAAAGGAGAAACTATTGGATACATCGCCCTCGAAGAAAGTGTTAGAAATGCAGCCGTTGATTTCATGTCCATTGAAGCAGACGAGATGCTCCATCTTAGAAATAATTTAGATGACAAATTTTGTAGAGGTATCTGGGAAAGTGTTTTTTCTGACAATCGTTTATATCTGTATGATCACTGGGGGAGCGTTGATGTCGGTGTACTGGCTAATAGAATACGATACCTCGCTCATAACTGTAATGTTGGTTGGATTGTATTGGATCACATCAGCATTATGGTATCGGGTGTGGAAGGTGGTGACGAAAGACGGTTGATTGATAACATCATGACAACTATCAGGAGTCTGGCAGAGGAGTTAAACATAGGTATGTTTATTGTATCTCATCTTAAACGCCCAACGGAAGGTAACAAAGGCCATGAAGACGGAAGACAAATCAGCCTCAGTCATCTTAGAGGAAGTGGAAGCATCTCTCAACTCAGTGATTTCGTTATTGGACTCGAAAGGGATCAGCAAGGAAACGGCAGCACTAATGTTAGAGTCCTCAAGGCGAGGTATAAAGGAAGCAAGACTGGCCTTGCAGGAGAACTCAGTTACAACGGAGTCACAGGAAGACTTAAGGAGTGTGGAGGTATGGTTGGACAGGGGGGAGCTACAGGCATTGGACAAGAAGATTTTTGAACTAGAACTATTAGTAGACTCTAACAGTAACGCCTTCTTCTCTCGACTCTACATGGTAGAGAGTATGAACAGGGAACTTAATAAAAAGGTATGTAAACTGGAGAAAATAAATGGATCTAGTATTTGATATAGAAGCTAACGGACTGTTAGATACTGTAGATACTATACACTGCATAGCTCTAACAGTTACGGACGCACTAGCAGCACAGGTGTACGCTAATCAGGATACCTATGACTGTCTTGACGATGCTCTAGAGATGATGACACAGGCTGAGAGTTTGACAGGACACAACATCATAGGCTATGATCTACCAGTATTGAAGAAGGTGTTAGGTTGGGAGCCTCGTAAGAGCTGTAGGATTATAGATACTCTAGTCGTATCAAGACTCATAAAGACTGACCTATACAATGAGGACATGAAGACTAGGCTAGTACCTACACCTAAGATGTATGGTTCACATAGCTTAAAGGCTTGGGGCTATAGACTAGGAGAGTACAAGGGAGAGTTTGGAGAGACAGCTGACTGGGAAGTGTTTACTAATCAGATGGCTGACTACTGTATGCAAGATACTATAGTGACTGCCAATCTAGCAGAATACTTTAGTAGCCTTGAGTATTCTGTAGAAGCTTTACAATTAGAACATGACTTCGCTACTATCATGCAGCGACAGATGCAGCATGGCTTTAGCTTTGATGTACACAAAGGAAAGGAACTATATGTTAGCTTACTTAAACGTCAAGAAGAGTTGGGTGGAGGACTACGGGATGCCTTCGGCAGTTGGTATGTTTCTGAGGGAGAGTTTATGCCTAAGGTTGGTAACAAAAAGAGAGGCACAAAGGCTGGCTCTCAGTATACTAAACTTAAAAGAGTGGAGTTCAACCCAAACAGTAGAGACCACATCGCTAAATGCCTTAAGGGATATGGTTGGTCTCCAAAAGAATACACTCCCGGTGGGCATGTCAAGATAGATGAGACAATACTTTCAGGACTTAGCCTACCACACATTGAAGATTTAATAGAACACTTCTTAGTAAGTAAAAGGATATCACAACTAGCGGAGGGTAACAATGCTTGGCTCAAGCTTGAACGTGGGGGTAGAATATATGGTTATGTTAATTCTAACGGAGCTGTTACTGGCAGGTGCACTCATAGCAAACCTAACGTGGCCCAAGTCCCTGCATCCTACAGTCCTTATGGGTCTGAGTGTCGTGGTCTGTTTCGTGCTAGCAAAGGTAGGGTGTTGGTTGGATGTGATGCTGACGGCTTGGAACTACGCACACTAGCAGGATACATGAGGAGATATGATGAGGGGGCGTACTGTGACGCAGCTATATCAGGAGACAAGAGTAAAGGTACAGATATTCATTCAATTAATAAGGTTGCTTTGGGGATCGAAGATAGGGATGTGGCAAAGACTTGGTTCTATGCCTTCATCTATGGCGCAGGGGACGGTAAGCTTGGAGCCATCCTCAACAAAGGGCCAAAGGTTGGAAAGAAATCTAGGGCTAAGTTCTTACAGAACGTCATTGGACTTAGTGAACTTACAACTAAGGTTAAACAGACATTCAACAGGCGTGGATATCTTATTGGAATGGACGGGCGAAAGCTCCATGTGCGTTCGGAGCACTCATCGCTTAACACTTTACTTCAATCAGCAGGAGCAGTAATTATGAAGAAGGCTTTGGTTCTACTAGACCAGAAGCTGCAAGTAACAGGAGGTCTTACTCCCGGTGTTGACTACGAGTTTGTAGCTAACATCCATGATGAATGGCAGATAGAATGTAAGGAGACACATGCGAAACTTGTTGGAGAATACTCAGAAGAAGCCCTCACCAGCGCAGGAGACTACTACGAGTTCGGATGCAAAATTACTGGCACGAGTCAGACAGGACCTGATTGGTCATCAACACATTGAGACAGTAGATGAGTTTGTCAGGGTGTGTGATACATTAGCTAAGACATTGAACAAGTACATACATCATAAACATGGTAACGATGTTGTTAGATACAAGAAGTTCTATCACAAGGTAAGATCCTACATCTTGGCATGGACTAGAGAGTTTACATGTGAACACTGTGGTGAGGTCAATGACTTCAGAGCCTTCCACTTTCATCACGAAGACCCTAATACTAGGCTAGTAAATGTAGGTAGTACTGGTGTAGGGTTTGGTACTAGACTTAGAGAATCTTTAAAGTGTGTCTACTTATGTGAGACATGCCATTACTCAGAACACGACAGACTAGGAGAGCTTGATGGATACTTCAACACTATTAATAGACGCGGACATAATATTATACAAAGTGTCTTGGGCCTGTCAGACTGAAGTAGAGTGGGGTGACTTAGTTACCTACTCCTCTAGTCTTACAGACATGGCAAGGACATTTGATAAGGACATAAAGAACCTAATAGCTAAGACAGAGAGTAGTCACTATGAATTATGTATCAGTAGTGGGTCTAACTTTAGGAAGAAAATTTTTAGCGAGTATAAACTAAACAGAAAATCTACCAGAAAGCCTTTAGGATATAGAAAACTTGTAGTACACGCAATGGCTAACCATCCCTACAGAATGATAAAGGACTTGGAAGCTGACGATGTGCTAGGTATGCGGATGACGGACAAAGACACAGTACCCTATAAGATGACAGCTAGTATAGATAAAGACATGCTGACTATACCGGGTAAGCATTATAATATTGATAAGGATATAATTACTACAGTCTCTGAAGAGGAAGCAGACTATAACTTCTATACACAGATATTAACTGGGGATACAGTAGATAACTACAGGGGTTGTCCCGGCATTGGACCTAGTAAAGCTTCTAGTATTCTACAGGGGTGTACACTTGGTAAGGAATGGGAAGCTATTGTAGGCAGCTTCAAGAAGCAAGGCTTGACAGAAAACGATGCCCTCCTTCAAGCAAGGATGGCTAGGATATTAAGACATGAAGATTATGATTATAAAAAAGGAGAGGTTATATTATGGAACCCGTAAATACTATAGCAAGATCTGAGAAAAATGGAGAGTTGTATTGTACTGAGTGTGGTGCTTGGTCTCCACACCTTGATGGACATGCCTCACACTGTAAGAGTCAAAGGACTTTCAGTGTAGGTGGTGAGCAGGTAAGTGAAGCAGAGTTTCAGGAGGATAAGAATCCTAAAGACTTAATCAATGATAAGTGGTCTAAGAATAGCAGCGTAGGCATCAAGCCTGCATACTATACCAAGTATAAGATAGACCCTTGGACTTTCTGTATCGAGAACGATGTAGACCTAGCAACGGGCAGTGTAATTAAATACGTAATGCGACACAAAGATAAGAACGGTGTCGAAGATATTAACAAGGCTATCAAATGCCTAGAGATGATAAGGGAACACTACTATGAGTGAAGAGACATCGATGGTACAAGAGTTCATGGACGCAGCAGGTCAGAAGACACACCAAAATATGGATACCAATCTGTTTAGCTTTAGGATGTGCTTAGTGGCTGAAGAGTTTAAAGAACTGGCAGAAGCTGGAGGAGATCTGTTAGGTAACTTTGATGACACAAGCTTAGAGGAGAAGACCATCCGCCAAGAGCAAGTGCTCAAAGAACTATGTGATTGTATCTATGTGCTCAAAGGAATGGCAGTCACCTTTGGCTGGGATGTAGATGAAGCATTTGAAAGAGTGCATGATAGTAACATGACTAAGATGCCCTTCGCTAAGACTGACGATGGTAAGGTTATGAAAGGTCCTAAGTATGAACCATGTAACTTGGAGGGATGTATATGAACTCACCCAGTACTAGAGCACAGGTAATAACAAGACGTACATATAACAGACCTACTGACAAAGGCTATGAGACATGGGAGCAGACAGTTGATAGAGTCATCAACCATCAAGGGTGGCTCTGGGATAGAGCTTTAGGTAAGCCCTTCCCTGATGGTACAGACTATCAGGCTATCTGTCCTGAGCTAGAAGAGCTAAGAGAACTAATGCTAGAACGTAAGGTCATGGTATCTGGTAGAACCTTATGGCTTGGAGGAACTGAAATAGCTAAGAGGCGTGAGGCTTCTCAGTTTAATTGTGCGCACTTAAAAGTGGAGACTATTCATGACGTTGTTGACAGTTTGTGGCTCTTGTTGCAAGGATGTGGAGTTGGTTTTACACCAGTTGTCGGAACGCTGTCAGGATTTACATCCCCAATCCAAGAAGTACAGGTTATCCGAAGTACAAGAACAGAGAAGGGTGGAGAAGAAGGAAACAATGAGTCTTTCGATAAGGGGACTTGGACTCTTACAGTTGGAGACTCCGCTGAAGCTTGGGCAAAAGCTTTCGGTAAGCTTCTGGCATTCAAAGGGAAAGCTACAAAACTCGTACTCGATCTTACACAGCTCAGGCCAGCAGGACAAAGACTTGCTGGTTATGGGTGGATCAGCTCAGGAGATGCTCCCATTGCAGAGGCAATTTCCCAGATCGCTGGGATTCTAAATAAGAAATCAGGACAGCTACTAGGTAAGATAGACATACTAGATGTTATGAACTGGTTAGGTACAGTACTAAGTAGCAGACGTAGTGCAGAGATAGCATTGGTATACTATGACACTCCAGAGTGGGAGGCATTTGCCAGAGCTAAGGATGATCTATCTAACACACCCCAGCGTGGGCAATCTAATAACAGTATAGTATTCTGGAAGGAGCCAAGTGATGAAGAACTACACCATCTCTTCAAGATCATTCAAGAGAACGGAGGATCAGAACCGGGTATCATTAATGGAGAAGAAGCTAGACGTAGAGCCCCTTGGTTTTCAGGTGTCAACCCATGTGCCGAGATTCTCTTGGGAAATAAAAGCTTCTGCAACCTGTCCGAAGTTGACCTTTCCAAATTCAAAGAGGACAGCGGAGGATTGGATAGAGCATTATACATTGCAGCTAGGGCGAACTATAGGCAGACGCTTGTTAACCTCGATGATGGTATACTCCAGCGAACATGGCATGAGAACAACGAGTACCTCAGACTGTGTGGTGTTGGACTTACAGGAATTGCCACTCGTTCCGATCTCACTAAGTACGACTATAAGAGGTTCAAGAACATAGCAGTACATGGAGCTTACAGTATGGCAGATGAGTTAGGTACTCAACGTCCTAAGAATGTAACTACTATCAAACCTAGTGGTACCCTCAGCAAGATCATGGATACTACTGAGGGATGTCACAAGCCTGTTGGTAAGTACATCTTTAATAACGTGAACTTTAGTATCAATGATCCTATGGTTCCTAAACTAAGAGAGGCAGGTTATAAGGTTGTACCAAATCCGATTGATAATCATAATGTCATTGTTACTTTTCCTGTCGTATGGGAAAGCATTAGGTTTAATATAAACGAAGAAGGAGTTTACGTTAATAATGAGACAGCCATCGAACAGCTGGAAAGATATCGATTACTCATGGACTCTTACGTTGAGCAGAACTGCTCGATTACGGTGTCTTACAAACCTCATGAAGTACAAGGCATTGCTTCTTGGCTCAAATCTAATTGGGATAGTTATGTTGGCGTTAGCTTTCTTCCCGCTGTTAGTAAAGCCGAAGAAGCAGGATACGCCTACCTTCCCCAGCAATGCGTCACGCAAAGAGAACACGATGATTATGTTGAACAGCTCACCGAGGTTCATTGGGAGAGTCAGGAAGATGTAGTTGGGCATGAGCTAGAAGACGATGAGTGTGCTACTGGAGTATGTCCAGTTAAGTAAGTAAGCTTAACCTTAATGAAACGTAAGTAATCCTCACGGTTCATTTTTTATAATAGGGGTTTTAAATGGTAATTACAGATGAATTATTGTTGGCATTATCAGAGAGATTTAATGCTAACAGCATCCGACATGCTGAAGATTGGGAAGAGGCTTGTATTATTAAAGGAACGCTGCAAGTTTTGGACTGGCTTAAAGATAAGCAAGAAGAATTAAATGAGGCGGCTATGACTACAGGTGATCATCAAGTTGTAGTGCATGAAGAAGATCCGCTGCCTCGAATAGTAGGACAAGGCGTACGTAACGCAGGGTTCTTAAACGATAGTTAATAATAATAATTAAAAGGAGGATGGGATGATTAGGTTACTAAGTGTATTAATGTGCGGTGGAGCACCACCCAAGCCCCCACCACCTCCCCCACCCCCACCGATTCCTTCAGCACCTGCAGATACTGCAGAGCTAACGACTGACAGTGACTCTAGTAGTGCTAAGAAGTCTACGAAGAAACGGAAGAGGTCAGGCAAAAGTAAATTTACAACTGGTGGTAGTACTGGTTTAAGTATTTAATTCTAATTAATGAGTGAGGT